GGCGGGACCGCAGGTCATTGAGCCGACCTCGGGCGCCATCGTGCAGCAATGCGTCGCTGGCAAATGGAATTTCCTGTCGTAAACTGTGGAGCCATCATGAACTTTGGACAGACCGCAAAATCAGTGCTCGCCACCGTCGCGCCGATGTTGGGAACCGCGATCGGCGGCCCATTCGGTGGCCTCGCCGGCACCATGCTCGCAACCGCCTTGGGCAGCAGCGACCCGAAAACGATGGAAACCGCCATCACCTCGACGGACCCGAACGTGCTGCTGAAATTGAAGCAGGCGGATCTGGATTTCCAGGCGCAAATGGCTTCGCTCGGGATCAGCGATGACAAGCTGCGCTTCGATGACATCGCCAACGCCCGGCAGCGCGAGCAGATCGTCAAGGACTACACGCCGCGCATCCTTGCCTACGGCGTCACCGCCGGCTTTTTCGGAACCTTGGGCACGCTGCTCAAAATGGGTAAACCCGTCGGCGGCGATGTGATCCTCGTGCTGCTGGGATCATTGGGGACCGCGTGGACCGGCATCATCTCGTTCTACTTCGGCTCAAGCGCCGGGAGTGCCAGCAAGACCGAGGCGATCAATAAGATGATTTCGAAGTGACCGCTCCAGCTACCAACCCGCTTAGTTACAACGCCTACATCCAGAACGTGGCGGCGATGGCGGTCGTCACTGCGGCGGAAACCGGCGGCGTGTATGCGTTCGTCGACGCACCGTTGGCGGAAATCACGGGCATGATGCTGAACTACGCCGAGCTGCGAATCCAGCGCGACCTCGATTTCCTGTCATCGCAAGCCACCAATCCCTACACGCTGACCGCCGGCAGCAACCTGCTCTCCGTCCCCATCAACGACTTCGTGACCGTGACGAATGTGCAATCCGCGCAACTTGACGGCAATGGGAACGTCGTCAACACCTGTCCGATGACGCCGACCTCGCGCGAGTTCATCCAGAATTGCTACGGCGGCTTGGTCAATGCGGGGACGCCAAAGTTCTTTGCCATGGTCGGCGATACCTTCGGTGACGGCGGCAACACCTCGAACAATATCCTGTTTGGGCCGTATCCCAACTACCCGTACAGCGTGCTGGTGACCGGCACGATTCGTCTGCCATCGTTGGCGACGTATGCGACGGCGGGACCGGCGGACACCGCGTATACCACGATTTCGCAATGGTTCCCGGACATGCTTCTGATGGCGAGCATGATCTACATATCGGCGTTCCAACGGAATTTTTCGGCCACGTCAGATTCACCGGACATGGGCCAGTCGTATGAGAAGCAGTACCAAGCGTTGCGACTCGGAGCCATCGCCGAAGAAAACCGAAAAAAGCAGTTAGGATCCGCCTACACAGCTTACTCAACGCCGGTCTCGGCAACCCCGACGCGGTGATCCATGCCGCACGCCGCATTGAAACTTGTCGGCGGCGCGAATGTCGCCGAGACGCCCGCGCAAAACGAGAACGGCGGCATCGCGCAGACCAATCTCATCCGCTACGTCTATGATCCCGGTGGGCTGACGCTGGTGGCGAAGTTGGGGGGGTGGACGGCGTATGGTGGCGTGACGACTGCCGAAACGGTGGCGGCGCTGTGGGGATGGGAGGACATCAACTCCACCGCCCATCTGGCGTATGGGGTGGAGGCAGGCGGCTCCAACGCGGCATCCATCAACGTGCTGACGAACGGAGTGTCTGCCAATGTGACGCCGTATATTCAGACCGTTACAGGGCCTGTTAGCACAATTATATTGTTGGCGACTGATGGATCGTCAACGGTGAAAATTGGTGGCAATTTCTTTGCGCCGCTGCTTACGACGTGCGTGTCGGTAACTTTTTTCACTCCGCTCATCATTGGCAACAGCGGGTTGGTGCTATCCGGTTCCTACGCGGTTTTTGATGCCGATACCCCTAGTTTTGGTAACGCCGTTACTGCTGTTGATATATTGGGGAATCCGGTTTATTCATCGGCAACCACTGGTTTTATCAATCCCACACTCCCCACTTTCACCACGCAGGTTACTTACAACACTTATCAGGTGAGTGTCAGTTTCCCCGGCAATACCTACAATGTAGGCGATACTTTTGCCGTGTTGCTTCCCACGACGGTCGGCGGCATCACTCTTTTTGGCAACTACATCATCCAAACCGCCGGCAGCACGTTTACCATCAACGCGGCGACGGCGGCGTTGAGCGCGCAAACGGTGACATACAATAACGGCAATATCCGCTGCGCGTTTGTCTATCCTGGGAATGGCACATTGCCAACCTCGCCAGCGGCGACACAGTCGTATTTCACGTTAGCTTTGGATTGGACCATTGATAACTTTGGCACCGATATGGTGGCGTGCCCAACGCAGCGCGGCACGGCTGTATTGCCGCAATATCAACCCATCATCATTTGGAGCCCCGGGGACATTACCGGGACGATCATCGCCACCGCCCCAATTGTCAACGACGGCATCTTCGTCGCCATGCCGCAGCGGCAGATCATCGCGTGGGGCTCGACGGAGACGGGGATACAAGACCCGCTATTGATTAGCTGGTGCGATGTGAACAACCCGTACCAATGGATACCGCTGGTGACTAACCAGGCTGGCAACTATCGCATCCCGAAAGGCTCGAAGATCGTCGGCTGCATCCAAGGGCCGACGCAAGGACTGGTGTGGACCGACATCGCCGCGTGGTCAATGCAGTACATAGGACCACCGCTAGTCTATAGCTTCAATGAAATCGGCACCGGCTGCGGCTTGATCGCGCGCCATGCCGCCGCCTCCGCCAACGGCATCGTGTGGTGGATGGGGCCGTCGCAGTTCTTCACGCTGTCATCGAATGGGGTGCAGCCGTTGCCGTGCCCGGTGTGGGATGTGGTGTTCCAAAACTTGAACCAATCGCAGTTGAGCAACATTCGCGTCGGCGTCAATTCCCTATTCAACGAAATATCGTGGTTTTTCACAGCGGCGTCCACGGGGGCGTCGCAGAACGACTCGTTCGTGAAGTACAACTACCTGCTCAATCTGTGGGACTACGGCATCGGGAGCCTCAATCGGTCGGCGTGGATCGACCAAAGTGTGTTGGGTCCGCCGATTGGAGCTGACCCGGTATCGTTTCAGTTGTATCAGCATGAGACCTCAAACGACGCTGGCGGCGCGGCGATGAATTCGTATTTCCAGACGGGGTATTACGCAATCAATGAGACGGACGTGAAGTCGTTCGTGGATTGGATCAAACCGGATGCCAAGTGGAGCACGTATACGCAATCACCATTGGCGAGTTTGCAGATCACGTTTTTTGTGGCGGACTATGCGGGCCAAGTACCCACGGTTTATGGGCCGTATACGGTCACGCAAGCGACGGAGTATTTCTATACGCGATTCAGAGCACGGCTGATGGCGATCAGGGTAGGAAGCGATGACCTTGGCAGCTATTGGCGTATCGGAATGCTGCGCTACCGTTTCGCGCCGGACGGGAAGATATGACCGTCGCCACCAACGCGCCCGCTACCGGCACCTCGCAAGCCTCCACCACCGCGCTGCTGACGGCGCTACAGAACGTCGTCACGGCGTTGAACGCGCAGACGCAGGCGACGTTAAGCATTGCGGGGCTCACCGTCGCCACCGCCATCAGCGCCGCGACCGTCGTCAAAGCGGCGGCGGGGCGCGTGTGCCGGGTGAGCGTGACGACGGCGGGTAGCTCCACCGGAGTTATCTACGATGCGTCGCAGTTGGGCGTGACCACCAAGCCGCTGTGGGTGATACCGGAGGCCGCGCAACCGAATGGCGAGCCGTATGACGTGGGCTTGCCGGCGGCTTATGGCATATTGGTGGTGCCGGGGACTGGACAGACCGTCGCAGTGGGGTATTCGTGAGCAACGATTCATGAGCAAGGAAATCGACGCCGCCCTGCGCATCGCCAGAGAGTACGGGGGGGCGAACCTCAAGATCGCGCATGTGCATCCGAAGCGGCTCAAGGTACCGCATGCGCTCGAGCGGGAGCGGCATGAGACGCATTACGAGGGGCCGATCCATTCGACGGTGGCGGGGCGGACGGATCATTTGCCGATGACGGTTCGCGCTGGGTCATACGTGCTGCCTGCCGATCACGTT